AATAATTAAATTACCCGTACCTGTATCATCTATGCGGCTATGCGACCCATCGTGATAAATCTCTAGGTCATTGCTTGCGCCAAACGTAGCCTTCTCATTATCACCAAGAGACAAGCCATCAGCAGTCACTGTGCCTGTGAAGGTTGGGGAGGCTAGTGGGGCTTTGGTATCTAACTGAGTCTGGATGTTAGACGTAACGCCATCTGTGTAATTAAGCTCTGCGGCGGTAGCTGTGACACCTAAAGAAGCTATTACAGTGTTACCAGACTCTGCAACCCATGTAGTTCCATTGCCTACTATAAAATTACCATCAGAAGGCGTAAGAGCTGCAATTGCTGTCAGATCTGCATCAGAATCTTGTAGTGCATCTAGCTGAGTTTGAATATTAGAGGTTACACCATCAAGATAATTTATTTCTATAGTAGTTGCAGTTACACCATCTAATAAATTTAATTCAGCAGCAGTAGAAGTAATAGCTGTGCCATTAATTGATAGTGTAGAGAAATTACCTGTAGATGCAGTAGTAGAACCTATAGCAGTACTATCAATTGTACCGCCATTAATATCAGCAGTATCTGCTACAAGACTATCAATATTTGCTGTGCCATCTATATATAGATCTTGCCACTCAGAACCTACAGCACCTAAGCTATAAGTACCATCAGCACTTGGTAAAAGATTAGAAGCTACATCAGCACTAAAAGCTACAGTATCAGTTGCAGCATCACCAAACGTAAGATTACCTGCAATAGTAGCGTTCCCAGTTACAGTAAGATTGCCGCCTATAGCTACATTACCAGTTGTAGTAACTGCGTCTATATAGGCATTTGCCCAATAAGTAGAGCCGTCCCCAAGATCGTAAGTACTGTCAGCACTGGGTAAAATATTTGATGAAACGTCAGCGGTAAATGTGACTGTATCTGTTGCGGCGTTTCCAAGAATGGTATTTCCTTCAACAGATAAAGCACCGCTAAGTGTAGTATCACCAGAAGCGGTAAGAGTTGTAAACGCTCCGGTACTAGCACTAGTAGCACCAATTGTAGTCCCATCAATAGTTCCAGCATTTATATCTACCGTGTCAGCTACTAAGCTATCAATGTTAGCTGTACCATCAAGGTATAAGTCTTTAAACTCTAGCGAGCTTGTTCCTAGATCAATGTCATTGTCTGTAACAGGTACAATAGCTCCATCTTGAATACGTATTTGCTCAGTAGCAACACCACCAACTTCTACATACACTCCCCAACGATTGTTAGTACTATCAACAACTATTTTGTTAAGAAAGTCCTGATCACCAATGGTATGAATATTACCGCCTTCTCCCGCAGTTCCATCATGTTGGTGTCCTGTTGTGCCTGAGCTGGCATAACTAAAAGCGTTTACAAGTTGATTATATTCATCATTAAATAACGCAGCAGTTATCGTATCGCCATCTATAAATGTGCTTTGTCTTGTGTAGCTTGTTCCAGCCATTTTTATCTCCTACCAGAAGGCGTGTAATCTACATATAAACCATTTACCGAATAAGAAGGTTTATTGTCTGATGAAAAAATTTTAAAACTACAAGTATGTCCACTGCCTTGGATGGCTATTCGTGTAAGAGGATCTAAACTTCCTCCAAATAAATCTGTACCAAAAATAGCTGTTCCAAATAATGCTGGAGTTCTTACATCGGTTAAAACATAATCAGAAGGTTGAGGAATAGTTGTGTCTTCATAATTATATCTATCTGTAACAGAAGGTGATAGCTCTCCTTCTGGGCCTAAAGATATTTTAGCATATCTTAATGTTTTTAAAGTTCCTGCATCTCCAAAATCTAAATTTGGTGTTTTATAAGAAGCTGTAATAACTTTTACAGTTTCATCTTGATAAAAATTATTTCCTATATCATGATTATAAATATAACCTAAATTATCGCCATGATATATTTTTTCATTTCCAGAGGCATCAAATCCTGAACTTATTGCAGGAGCCTGAATACCCTGTGTTTCAGACCATTGAAATCCTTGAGGCGTTAATGTTCCTATTACGCCTTTAGCAAAGTTTATATCTGATGATATGCCTGTATAAAATAATCTATACTGGGATTTGTTTCTTAAAACAACACTACTAATAATATAATCAGATATACTAGAAGTTAATGCAGATATTATGGATTGGATCTGACGAGAAGTAGATCCTAATTCTACGTCACCAATACGCTCTGTAGCAGCTACAAGTCTAATACCATCAGGGGCTAAAAATACTACATCACCTGCAATTTCTTGAATGCTATAGCCGCTAAGACATCCTACGTTATTTGTTATTTGAACAACGGTAGTATTTGCGGCATCATTGATATTATCTAAACGATGAATACTATTCTGGCAGAAAATATAAAGCGATCCACGAAAGCTTTTAATTCCTGTAATTCTATCTGAGATACTTACTGAGCCTGAGCCAGTTCCTGTAAAGTCTCTGTCATCATTTGTTTTTGAATAATATAAGGTGCTAGGTGCATTTTCTGTATCTACAACACATAAGTGCTTGTCATGTTCTTCTATAAACTGACCCGCCGCAGGAGTAGAAATTTCTTCGTAGACAAACTTACGTGTAGCTCCAGTACCATCAATATGAAAGTGACCTATCTTATCAGCACCCGTAGCTATACTTAATGCACCATACTCTGAACTAGTATGCCCAGTAGGTGCTTTCATAATAACAAACTGAGCCTGACCTTGATTTGGCCTGTCTAACTCTGTTTGTAAACTTAAATTAGCTTCAGTAACTCCAGCGTGTCCGGTGTCTCTATTTATCTGAAGCCATGTTGTTCCATCTTCAGTGTAATACACAGATGTATCAACACAAACAACAAGCCCAAGAGCATAAGGAATAACGCCTAGTATTCTATTAGCACCTTCAGGTCTAGTATCTCCATAAGGCGTATAACCACTTATGCGTCTATAGCCACCATCAGGGTCTACCTCAAAATTTAACAGCTCTTTAGCAAATCCGGGCTGCCTAAGCATTTCAAATTCATTTAGATTGGTATTTAAACCACCCGTACATGATAAACCAAATGCTAAAGACATTAGATAAATACCACCCTATCATCTTTAAAATAAGATGTACTAGGCCCAAGAAGATTTTCTCTCATGCTTCTTAAACCTTTTTTGTAGTCTTCTAATGCAAATGCTGATGCTTGAGGGTTGTCTTTAAACTGATAAAGATAATATCTAGCTTTAGATATAAGAACAGGACTATACAAATCAGGAAAAACTATTTGATCAGAGTAAGAAGATAACTCTGTAGGAAGGTCATAAGCAAAAAACCAAATCTTGTAAGCTTTTTTAGGTATAGGGCTTAGTCCAAATTTACGCCCATCAAGACTACGAATTACTGAGTTAGGCTCACCCCAGTTCTGGGTGTCTGCGTCATCAGCGTTTTCTGTAGTTCTTTTAAAGTCTCTCCATGTATCAATAGTGATATATTGTAAATTTTTAGAAACATATGGCGCAGATTCACCACTAACTCCCACAGTTGTTATATAAAAATTATCCCAATCAATAGCTCCATAGTCTGTTGTTAGGTTATCACTAGCAGCTTTTAATTCGTACCATCTTGTTCCGGCAGTAGTTTCAACAGAAACATTACCAAACATAGGATCTGTAGTACCACTTTCGCCTGTTGCCAAAAAAGGCCACTTAGGTTCTTCATTGACAATATCTAAATAGGCTCTATTAATACAGTCTTTTGCATGAGCCTGTATACCAATAGCTGAAGCAAAATTAGCAGAAGTCAAAACAACTTCATTTAATTCTCTTAGCAGCTCATTCGTTAACTGTAAATAATTTTTAGCCATTATTTTTTATGAACCTTTTGAATTTCAAAGTTAGCAGACTTTGAAGCACCCTTGTGAGGCTTGAAGCCATCTCTAGGGTCTTTCATAAGTTTGTAGCTTTTACCACTTTTCATCCAGTGGTAGCCTTCAGGTGCGTTAACTTTCATGTTAGCAAGGCTTGGCAGTTTTCATAGCACCAGCAACAGAACCACCTTTACTATATTCACGGCGAGCCATTTTGTTACCATCAGCTTTTTTCATTTTATTATAGCCACCCTTCATCATTTTCTTTTTGTCACCATACATCATTTGTTTTCTTCCTCTCTATGATTTACAGGGTTATCAGGATTTCTAAAAATCCTATCGTAGTTTTCGTCAGCTTTTTTCTTGTCTTCGTGTCTATAATATTTAGCACGAATTTTAACTTTGTTGTTTACGTTAAATCTAACGGGGTTTTGTTCGCTTCCAATTTGAGGCATAGCTTAATCCTTAAATTAAAGGGGGCCATATTTCAGACCCCCGATAATCTTAGTCAATACCGTAGAATGCGGATACCAGAGCTTCTGGACGCAGTACCTTAGCACCATAAACATGGAGGCCACGTACAATGTCACCAAAGCTGCTTGGATCACGAATTACTTCAGTGTTAACAATAGTCTGAGCAGTACAGGTAGATGAAATGTGACCAGCCAGACACTTACCAGCAGCATTAGTAGTGCCGGCAATGTTGTTAGTCTTGTACATATCAAATCCACGTAGCTTGCCAGAAGATACCAAACCGTTACGGATTGAACCTTGACCAGCGTTGTAATCTACAGACAGGAGCTTAGAGTTGCTTTGTACAAGCTGCTCATAGAACTCTGGATTTGCAAGGAACCAACGGCCTTCTTCAGGAACATTTTGCTCGTCAAGCAGACGCGCCATGTGTGAAAGAACGTCAATTGGATCATGCTCAGAAGCTCCAAAGCCAATGTCAAGATTACCAGTACCGTCAAAAGTACCAGCAGCAAGGTCAGTAGCACTGTCAGAACCCAGAATGTGATTTGGGTTTGCAGCAGGAACGCCAGCAAACATAGTAGCGATTACGCCTTCGTCAAACGCATCACGCAGAGAGTAAGCAGCAGAAGATGCAGCTACTTCGCGGAAGTTAACGTGAGACATATTGCTCTCAATGTCATCTACGATGAATTTGAAAGCATTCGCAGTATCAACAACCAGAGTTACCTCTTGGTCGGTCAACTTAGTTGAAGTTACGTCCTGACCACGTTCATACTGGTAGACAGTGATGGTAGGTTCTTTGATGATCTTTACAGAATCACCGTAAGCGGAAATCTCCCCGGCATAATCAGTGTTAGTGATTGCCTCGGCTACAGAAGCCTTACGGAAGAAATTCAGTACCGACTTGCTATAAATAGCAGGCAGGAAGAATGAATTGTTCTGTCCCGATACGGAGTTCGCAAAGTTGGCATTGGTATCCGTTGCCGGTTCAAAATATTGATCACTTACGTTATAAGCCATTTTTAATTACCTCAATAAAAGACAAATTATTTCACCACTCGCCCTTCACTGATTGCTTGATTAATTTCGTCTTGATATTTATCAAACTCAGCTACGGACATCTTGGCAATTTCCCGTTCAGTCCATATCTTAGGTTGTTTAGTATCAATGGATTTCGTTTTAGTAGAAACCATATCTGCTGCACTTCCTTGCGATACAGACTTCCTTTTGGTTGGCTGTGCAGTAATATTATTTTCTAGCTTGTACAAATCAATCGCTTTACTAGCTAAACCAGCATTATTAGGATTATTATAAATCCAATCTTGTATTTGATCCGGTTGAGCTTTAGCCCATTCATGAAACTTTTCATCACCACGAATGTCCTCAAAGTCGGGATGCCTTTGACGCAACTCAACTTCGGCTTCTTTCTTGGCTATGTCTGCTTCACGTTGCTTCAGTGAGACTAGCTCTTGGCGTATATCTGCCAGTTGCTGTTCGTTCTGAAAGTGAGCTACGGTTTCTACCGTTTCATACAAGTCAGGATTCTTTTTCCTGAAAGCTTCTATCTCTTCAACAGTTTTAGGAGCTTGGTACTGGGGAGCATTTACTTTTGCTTCGGCCAACAGTTCCTGCTCACGCTGTTTAAATTCAGAAACTTTTGTATCATAATGCTTCTTTAGATCGTCATAGCGTTTCTTATAATTTACATCCTTAGACTCTTTCTTTTCAGGGGCTTCAGCTTCTTCGCTGGAGGTGGCCTTAGGAGTCTCTGGTTGAAAGAAAAGACCATCAGCACCCTCTATCTGTCGGGTTTCGCCTTTGTGCCAATCTTTCTTCATGTTATAAGGATTTGCTTCTTGTTCCTCTAGTTTTTCTGCAACAGTCATGTTACTTCTCCAAACGGGGCTTGTTGTCTGCAAGGTAGCCTATCCTAAATGTCTCGTCAGACTGATAGGGGCTTGTTACTTCAAGGTAGCCGTGTTAACGAATACTCGGCATTCTGTTTGCTCCAGCCATTTGACGTTGAATTTTTTCATCGTCAGTCAAACCTGTTTTTTGAGCATCAGAAGGCCGACTCATTAAGCCACCGTCATAAGCGCGTTCAGCATCATCCATCATAACTTGGAGATTGTCAGCACCTATTTGATCGGTAGCTTTTTTAGTGAATACAAACTCGCCGTCAGATAATCTAGCGGGTATTGAGTCTGATACACCAGTTCCGGGGCCTTCAACTTCTCCGGCCCCAGAAAACTCAGAAGCAGTCAACACAACTTTGTCTATAATAGCACTAAGCTGCGGGTCTGCTTCTAAAGCATTCTTTAAATATTCTTGTTCGGTAGGATCAAGTGTTTCATTGATCACATAACCTAAATAGTCTTGCTCCATCTGTTCATCAGGGAGCTGAGAAGCTTTGGCTTCTGCCATTTCTTCGGGCGGTATGTTTGGGTAGGTATCTTGAGGAACTCCTTCTACAGGAACCATCATAGATCCACCATCTGCCATAGCAATCATTCTTTTGTTTGGAGCAGCCATTATACCGCCCATTTGTTTGGCAGCTCTGGCTTTAGCAAAAGCAATTGCAAAGGCTTGCTCTTTAGAAGCAACAGGAGATCCAGATCCAGACTTTAATGTTCCTTCGCCATATTCTTTCATAGTAGTATCAAATTTAGCTTTGTTCACAGTACCACCCGTGTTCCTATATTTACGTGCTGTTGTAGCCGCTTTTTCAGGCTGCTTAGAATGTTGTTTGCCTTTTGCAGTATCTTCTCTTTTCTTTTTTGTGCTTGCTGCATATTCAGAACTAGACATAGCCTTGATAGCTTTTTCAGGCAGATACCTTTCGCCTGTAGCTTCAGAGCCTTGAGTGGAAGGTTTACCGCTTTTGGTTCTCCACTTCTGAGCTGTCCAATCTTTAAGAGACTGCTGAGACTTTTTTAATGCCATTAGATTCTGACTTCTTTACTTTGCAACACTTTTTAAATAATTTATTTTGTTTCTTTTGTGCGTCTAACATCCACTCATCAAACGATACAAGCTTAGACTGCCACGAACTCCAAAACAAACCTTTCACTTGTAACCGCCACCTTTGGCTTTGTATTCTTTAGCAAGCATCTGGGCTTTACGCGCACTCCACTGTCCGGGCTTACCGCCCTTACCAGCAGCTTTAATTTTATTAAAAAGATTCTTTCGCATTGTGGGCTTAGTATAATTACCAGCCTCGTTCACTCTAGATTTAGGTTTAGTCATCAGACTTCTCTATTTCTACTTGTAGCATTTCTTGAACAATTTTTAACTTTTCTTCGGCTGAAGCTACTTGCTCAATTAGCTTATCTACTTCAGCTACTATATCAGGATGTTCTGCAACACCTACTGAGTTACTAGTATAGTTTTCTATATTTACTGCAAGCTTTTTTAATTCTGCTATATATTGACTAGACAATGCCTCTAATATAAGTATTACCATTTCATTCTTGGTATTCATTTACGCTATCCCGCAACCTCTCTAAGCGTTCCAGAGAATTCACTCTCCCCTGACTGCGGTACATTTCCAGTTCCGATGTTGCCACCGCCAGTACCCGTAACTCCGACATCTTGGCCTTCTGGAGGTAATCCTTCAGGGCCTCCCATATCTCCGGGTTGTTCACTAGCGGCTTGAGCCTCCTGACCAGTGCCTTGTCCAGCATTTTGTAATCCTATGATTCTAGCCATCACAGCGGCTTCTTCTGGATCATTCAATAGTTCTTCTGGGTCAAGTTCTAGTGAATAAGCCAGTTCGCTGATAAGCTTGTTGATTTTAATGAATGGTGCAATTGAAGGATTCTGCGCTGTTTGTAGGAACATTGTCAAGCGTTGACTACGTACTTCTTTTTGCATTAGGCTGTTAGTGCCTGTAGCTTTTACTTCTAGATCGCCTTCTATGTTTAACTTCTTATCTAAGAACTGCATATTCCACTGATAATAAGCTTCGCCCAAAGGACGCAACAGAAAATCGTCTAGA